AAGCACGTTCTCCGGAATTGGAAACCGATTCGGGACTGAGTTCAATTTGATCGGTAAGATGGCTAAAACCGCCACGGCCGGAGTTGGGCTATTGGCCGGAGGCGTGGTCGGGCTGGGAGTGGCATCCATCAAAGCGGCGGCTGACGTCGAGACGATGAAGGTCGCGCTAAAGACAGCCATGGGCGGCGACGCCTCTGCGGCCGGAAAGGCATTCGACACCATCTCTAAATTCGCGGCTAAGACTCCGTATCAAATGGACGAAGTGATGCGGAGCTTTATCAAGCTGAAAAACATGGGACTGGATCCCAGCGAAAAAGCATTGACGAGTTACGGTGATACAGCTTCCGCCATGGGCAAAGGACTCAACGACATGATCGAAGCCGTGGCCGATGCCGCGACCGGAGAATTCGAAAGGTTGAAAGAATTCGGAATACGATCATCGAGTGAAGGCGACCGGGTCAAATTCACGTTCAAAGGCGTGACCACCGAGGTCGGAAAAAACTCCAAAGAGATCGAACAGTATCTTATAAAACTTGGAGAGACTAACTTCACGGGTGGAATGGAACAGCAATCGCAAACACTCTCCGGACTATTGAGCACCATGAAGGACAATTTCTCGATCACGATGTCGACATTCGCCACCGAGTCGGGACTGCTGGACGTGGCTAAAAACGCCGTCCAGGGACTAAGCACTTTCGTGGAACAGAATAAGGACACATTCGTGCGCTGGGGACGGGAAGCGATCGATGTTATTCGAACGAAAATAAAAGAATGGGTGGAGCAAATGGGAGGACCCGAAGGCATAAAGCAGAAGATGGAGGAATTCAAGGACAAACTGCTGAACGAAGTCATCCCGGCCATCATGCATTTTATAAAAATAATCGGGGACGTCATCAAGTTCGTATGGGATCACCGGGAAGCCATCCTCTGGGCGATCATCGCCTGGGAGGCTTTCAAGGTGGCCATCTCGGCCTGGGAAATTTTCTCGGCCGTCAAGATGGCGATCATGGGAATCACATCCGTCATCAGCGGAGCCGGCGGACTCTCGGCGGCGTTCAGCAGTCTGGCCGCGTTTCTCATGAACCCCTGGACGATAGCGATAGCGGTAGCCATCGCCGCCATAGTGGCATGCGTCATCCAATTCAATAAGCTTCAAGACCAGCTGGAAGAAAACAGAAAATGGCTCGACAACAACGCCAAGAGCCTCGATATTTTACAGGGGAAAGTCGGATCGTTAAAAACCGACTCGGCCAACAAACAACTGCAGGACGCCATCAATAAATCAAGGGACGCCGATAAAGCTTTGAAAGATTTGACCGAGCGGTACGAAGGATTAGGAGGAGTATTGAATGCGGTCGGCGATCAGTTCTATGACTGGGGACAAAAGGCGTCCAAAGCCATCGAGAAGGTGTGGAGCAAGATGAAAGACTTCGCCAAGGAGGCCGGCACCAGCATCTCCAAAGCCTGGGATGAAATGTTTGCGAGCGGTGGAATCGTTCAGGGATACGCCAACGGCGGAGTGGTCTACGCGGCCGGAGGATTTTTCCAACCCAAAGGAACCGACACCGTCCCGGCCATGCTCACTCCCGGTGAGATGGTTCTGAACGCCGGACAACAGGCCAACCTTTTCAACCAGCTCAATACCGGAAAAGGAAGGAGCGTCACCATCAACATTACCGGGGATAACTATTTTTCAAACGAAGCCGACGAGGACAGGCTAATCGATAAAATAAAACAGGAATTCTCGCGCGAGCAGGAACGAGCGGCGTGGGGCATATCATAAAATTATGGACATAACATTCAACGGAGTAAATCTCAATGACGGCGTGAACTACTGGGTGGAAGAACTGCCTCATGAAGTCACAGCCAAACCGGAAATAAACCTGCAAAAGATCGCCCGGACCAATGAAAGTATCCTGCTTAAAAAAGGATACGGCATCAAGGTGATCAAGATGAACGTGATCGTGCAGGATTCATCGATGGCCGCCTTGGATTCAAGGATGGACACGATCAAGGGAGTGATTGAATCCAGCGAGAAAAACCTCGACATTGATTATTCGGGAGGAACGAGAAGGTACGTCTGCAGCGGATACATCGAGAGCGTGGAACGAAAACCGCGCTGGGCCAGGATGCAAGTGAAGCTCGAATGCTATCAGGCGTTCGGCGAGGACACCGCCGCCACCACCGAGGATTTCAACGGCAAGACCACCAATCCTTATACCGATGATATCGATATCGACGGCAACGCTCCGGCCAAACCCGACATCACCATTACCATAAACACACTCACCGGATCGGGACTGAAATTCATTCAGATCAAAAACACCGACACCGGGGATTATGTGAAAGTGAGCGTGACCGACTGGCAGGCCGACGACGTGATCACCATCTACACCGGGCGGTCGATAGTCATGGTGAACGGCGTGGTAACGCCATACCTGGGGATAATGCCGGTCTGGGAACCGGGCGTGAATAACTGGGAATACTCTGATGATCTAACGGCGCGAAACGTGGACATCTCATTCGCCTATAAAAAGAAATGGCTCTAAATTATGAAACGATACAAATACGATGTTTATGAAAACGACGGCGACTACATCACAACCTGGAACGACGTAGTGAGCGAGCCGGCTTTTTCGGCTTCGGTCAACGGAGGATTGGGCGAAATGAAAGTAATGCTGGCCAGAAACGCCGACGACTTCGGAGAATCGGACGACGTGAACTTCAGAAACCAAGTGATCGTCAGATGTTTCGATATCGATTCGCATGACGGAGTGGTTATTTTCAACGGTTGGATCTCAGGGTATACGCCGGTACTCAAAGAGGACCAGGAATACCTCGAGATCACCATCATGGGATATGTCCAGGAACTCTCAAGGGTGGAACTTTTGGATAACGGAAGCGGAATAAACGACAGCCCGACCGGTGGAAACACGAGGCTCATTTACACAAACAAAGAACCCGGGGATATTATGAAAGACGTGATCGATAAATATAACGATCTGACAGGAGTGTTCGGCAAGATCGATTACACGCTGAGTCCGGACTCGGTAGGCGACACCGGAATCACGGTGACCTACGAATTCAACACCGTCACCATTTTGGAAGCGATAAATAAAATAGTGGAGATGTGCCCGGCCGGCTGGTATTGGTACCTGGACGCGGACAACGTCATTCACCTCTCGGAATACTCGACCACTCCCGACCACACGTTCTACGTGGGCAAAGACATCCAGCAGATCCAGCCTTATAAGCGGATTGAAAATGTCAAGAATGTGGCCTACGTCATCGGGAAAGAAACCGCCGGGGAAAATCTGTTCCGCAGCTATGAACACGGCGCGAGCATCACCGCCTACGGACGGAGTGTGGTATTCATAACCGACAACCGGATCAGCGAAGTGGGAACGTCTGACAAGTTCGCGGGCGCGAGCCTCGACAACGACGACGAGCCGGAGGTACGGACGCAGGTGGTAATCGTAGACTCAAACAATGAACAAGGAAAAGGATTCGATATCGAACTGTTGCATCCCGGAAACGTGGTCAACATCCTGAATTTCCTCAGTAAAAAGACGTACTCGCTCTGGGGACAGATGATCTGGAACGTGGACAAGTGGGGGTTTGACATTTCGAACGTTACCGCAACCAACATAAATGTGGTAAAATTAGAATATAAACCCGACAGCATTTCTTTGGAACTTTCTTCCAAGCTCCCGCTGGTCGGCAACACCATCAACGAATTAAGGCGCAGGCTCGAAATGGTCTCGACGGAAATGAATCCCGACGCGGCCACTCCCGAAGCATAAAATTATGGACGCGATACACTGCCCGATCACGGGCGAAAAAATAATATCGATAGGAGCCAACGGCGTGCGGAAGCGCGAGAATTACGCCGAGGTATGGTTCAAGCTGAGCGACGGAAGCCGAATGAGAGTAGCTATGAGCAAGAACGCCAAAGCGCAACTCAAGGAATCGGACGCTGACGAAGTGTATCGAAAGATCAAACAAGGATGGACCGAAGCGATCCAGTCGAAAGTCCTGCCGGCCAAACAAAAGACGGCGCAACTCTCAAACATTGACAAGCTGACGTTTTCCAAAGTCGAAACGAGAGCCGGCATTTTAATCGATAAAAAACAAAGAGATGGCACTAAATAAAGCATATACATTCACCAATAACACGATCGCTGATCCGGCCGAAGAAAACGCCAACCATGACGCGCACGTGGCCAATGTCCGGGCGGCTCACCATAGGGACGCGGACGGAACAAAGATCAGCTATCAGGACATCGCCACCGGCTGGGGGCTGGTGCCTTCGGGCGGCATCATGTTCTGGTATAGCACGATAGCCAGCATCCCGACCGGATACGTCTTTTGCAACGGAGCCAACGGCACGCCGGACATGCGGAATAGATTCGCCATGTGTCCGGGGCAAGACTCGGGCGGAACGTATGATACCGGAGATACTGGAGGAGCGGCGACGCATCAGTTGCTTGAATCCGAAATGCCATCGCACACCCACGTTCAAGACTCTCATAATCATCAAATAGCTGGAGCTGGTAGCGGGGCAAACTTGGCAGGAACAAATCTTTATAACTGGGGGACTGGATATCCAGATAGGCTTACTGCTGGTACTGTAGCCACCAACCAAAACACAGGGGGAGGAGGCGCGCACAACAACATGCCTCCGTACAAAGCGCTCGTTTTTATAATGAAAACATAGATATGCAATCATACGAATACATTTTAATGGCGATAGGCATCGGAAATCTCCTGACAATGATCGTTGGTGGATACATTTTTCTACAACGGCCGAGCGCAGCCGCAAAAAAAGTGGCAATGGATGTGGCCGACGAACTGGAAAATCAAAAGACGGCATGTCAATATAAGCATCTCCGGATCGATGAGATTTTCGGGGACATAAAAAAGAGCATG